CTCAGCTCGAGGCTTGATGATGAATTTTACCTCGGGCTTTGGTGCAAGAAGGAATGCAGAAGTACTCGGCTTGATGGTGTCGCTTGCGTAGATTTGTTGCATCGTTGTTGGCTCTGGTATTGGCTTATCAGATGGCAGCTCATAAGTTTGCCCCCACTGATTAGTGCAATAGTGCTTGCCAAAGATAGTGAATTTCTGCATTGACTGATACACCACTTGCGGCTCGAGATGAATAACATGATGATGTGTATGCAACTTGCAGCCAATACCAATCACGCAAGCCGCATCGAGGCTTGTTGTTATTTGTACGGTGTCTCTTCCATCATCCATTGTCACTTGATTTTGGTATGTATCCAGCTGCCACCATTGCGGCAACAATTGCTGCGAGTGTCTCTGTTGTTATCTGCTTAAATATTAATGCGAAGACAGAGCCAAGTATCACCAAGCTGCCAATGGTTGGCCTCCAATACTTGAGAATGATGTCAAGTACTTGCCTTGGTTTGCTTACTGGTTTCCTTGCCATTGCCCCACATTTGATTGAATGAGTAAGATGTTTTTAATTTTTCGATGAACTGCTCAAAGCTAAGATTCATCTCATCAAGCATGACAAACGGCTCTGCTTGATGCTTGATAAGATAAATCTCGTATAGCTTTTTCATTGAACGACGGCAGTAAAATATAGTTGCGCCTCTTTCTTTCTCCTTCTTACAAGCCCTGTCACAACCTCGCCGCCTGCTCTGTTCCACTTAAGGAACTCGGCTGCAATTTTCGGATCGTTTGGATTGGCTTTGACGAATCTTAGCAGCTGCGACTTGGCAAGGTTTCCTGCACCCAGGTTATAGGTAAAACTTACAAGCGCATCGAATTGGTTCTGATTTACCTTAGTGCCGTTAAGCAATCCAGTCACGCTGCCCTCGAACTCTTTTAAATGGTCGATTAGCATCTGATTGGCTTGCTCTCTGGTAATCGTTTGCCCAAGCTTTACCTTGCTGCCGTCTTGGTAGTACGTTGCGCCGTAGCCAATTGTGGGCACAGATGCACTGCATAGGTAGGATGTAAGGCGCAAGCCTTCAAACTCCTGAATTAGTCGGATGCCGTTGTTAGACGATTTCATACTGGAACTGTATTGTGCAGTAGTTCATTTGTATTGCAGTCGTTGCAGTTTCTAATTCAACTTTGCAAGTGTAGTTTGTAGTTTCTGCTTCAATTGATAGCCCTACAATCTCTGCCAATGTGCCAAAAAATGACCATTGCATTAATCCGAAACATTGCTTTGCATTTGTAAAGTTTGATGCAGCAGGAAGCTCAATTTCAAATGCTCCAGTAACTTCTCCAGTATCCAGTGTAATATCCAACTGAGCCGATACTGTTGCAATGTTTCCAACTCTGATGAAGGTTGCAGAGTTAACTGTTACAACAATGCCATTCACCTCTCCGCTAATTGTCGGAGTGTAGCTGCCACTGCTAAACATGTTACCTACCTCAATCTGCGAAGATGTTCCCTCAGGTGATTGAGTGGTGTTGCTTACATCCACAATGTAAAGCAAGTCATTGCTTGCCGCTGATGTGATTGTTGCTAAGTCTGTTATTTTTACTCCTGCCATGATGTTAGTTGTTAGTTATATAAGTTAGTGCCTTGGTTGAATTGGTGAACTGGATGCCGTTAAAAGTGAACTGATTAACATTGATTAGGAACACACCCACGTTAGTGCCCAAGTGAACGCACATGTCGTCAACCACTTCAACAGATTCCACATTCGATGCAACCACCCCAATCACCGATGAATAGAAGGTGACAAAGCCGCCTTCGAGAGTTATGTCTATCATATAATTGTCATTGATATTAGTGAGATTAAAGAGGAGTCTGCTCCATTGGTATTCTGAACAGCACCGATTATGTACTTGTCGCTTGTCCAATCAACTGCGATAGTTGAGAACGTAGTATTTTGGTAGTCGGTTGCGACATTGGTAACAGCAGTAGACATCATCTCGGTATTGGTAGTAGCATTTTTTACAACTCCTGTTCTTATCATCTGCTGCCCAAATGCACCCGTTTGTCCACCAACATACACACCAAGTAAAACAGCACCGGTCAAGTTGTTTGCCGAGTTTGCATATATCCTAATGGTGTAAGTGTTATTTGCTCCAGTCTTGCGGCCTCTCAACTTAAACTCAAGGACATTGCCTGCGACAACCGAGTTGCCAGGAACAAGCACCGATTGACTGAACGTGTTAGAAGTTCCACTTGATGCAGCTCCATCAGTTGTGCTCTTGTAAACTCCCAATGATGCAATGGCAATGTTGCCACTGCCAAGCAATGAAGTCGAGTTGATGGTCTTGATATTAGTGCCGCTTACCAGTGCGTCTTGCTTGCCGTTGAATGTGCTCCAATCGGCAGTGCTCAATGCTCCTCTGTTGGATGCGCTCGCCGTTGGTAGGTTGAAGGTGTGCGTATCTGTTGCCGAGTTGATTCCGAAATCAGTGCCACTGGTACCGGTTGCGAAGTTTTGAACTTGCGCTGTTAAACCGTTTAATGCGTTAAGGCCTGTGGTGAATGTCGTTATTACTTGGCAAAGGTTATTGTCCTCAGTATGCAGCGTAATGTTTCTTCCCGATGTTGTTACGAAAATGCGTACTGCAAGCCTATCAGTTGCAGCCAATACTGTTGAAGGTACTGCAAGCGCACTAACGTACAAATCGACCACCGTGCCGCCCGTAATCGCTTCTGGGTTTGTTGACCCTGATGAGATAAGCGTAAAGGTTACGCCATCGTACTTGTAAAGCTCCATGTAAAAGCTCGGGCTTCCACCGCCACTCGATGCGTTAAAGTACGTTTCAAAGTTCCAATTGCCTGAAGGTATTGCCAAAAGATTTGGGTCGCCTGCATCTGTTATGAATTGTGCGATGTAGCCATTGCCTTGCGCGTTTGTGCGTGTGAAGTTTGTGCCACCTCCAAGAACTGGAACGCGGTTCATTTCAAAGTATTGATTTCCTAAAATCGTGCCTTGACTTACCGAGCCATTAAGGTAATAGTTAACCGATGCACCACCGCCACCACCCAAAGGGAAGTTAGCAAGTGATCCATCGCCTCGAACGTACTGGCTAACAACTCCGTTTGCTGTTATGTCAACGCTTGGAGTGGTGGTTGAGTTTGGTACGTTAACGCTAAAGGCAGGGTTTGTAGGGCTTGGTACTGTTGCCGCAACCGATGTAACAGTGCCCGTTGGAATGTTCGGGAATGGTGTTGGTGTTCCTGTGCCATCAAGGTAGTCGGTGTTAGTGCCTGTTGGCACATCGAACTTGCCATCGAAGGTGTTCCAATCAGTTGAGCTTAGATATCCGTCAGTGCTTCCATTTGCTTGGCTTATGCTGATGTCGGGCGTTGCTCCTCCGCTTGATGCGATGGGTGCTGTTGCGGTCACATCTTCCACAATGGTTGCAGGAAGTACTGGAATTGTCGGCTTGTTTAGAATCTCAGCAAGACCACTCGTTGCATTCCAATCGCTATTTACTTGAGCCGCAGGAATTGTTGGCTTGTTTAGAATCTGATTATTGCCGGTTGTTGCATTCCAATCTGAAGGTCTTTCTATGGTTTGAAATCCAGCACCAAGATTAGTCCAATACGTAGCATTAGTAGGTAGTATTGAATCATTGTTTGCAATGCATCGGTAGATGTTTCCATTGTACCAAACAACATTACCTATCACATACTGATTACCAGTTGCGCTTAAGTGATCAGTTGAGAATGCAATGGCAGTCATAATACCACCACCGCCGCCGCCACCAACTGCAATCAATGGATCGGCTTCTGTTCCGTTTCCGATTATGGTGATGCCATCAACAGCAACCTCTGTCAAGCAAGGTGTGCAAGGTTGGAAGTCTGGAAGCGGAATGTCACCGGTTGCGCAGATATCGTAGCAGCCATCCTCTGTGGTTGTGATAACTTGTATATCGAAGTCAACAGTCACACATGCCCATTCATAGTTGGCTGTTAATGTCTTAATCTCGTTGATGTAACCGCTCGGAATTACCTCGTAGTTAATCACTCCAATGTTCTGCTTAAATTGTGGATCAGTGCCACTTGTCAGCTTGTAAATTCTTGATGCAAGCCAGTCCTGAGCATCATCGCCATCGCATGGCAGATGGCTCTTGCGCACAACTGCATAAGCAGTAAGCGGAAAGCTTGTCACATACAGCTGCTTGCAGCCGCTCATTTTATATGCATCAGTCTTGACAACTGTCACCTTACCACGCTTAGCCCAGAACAATGTGCCTTGCTTTGCATCAAAGTTAGTTACAACCTCCGCTTGACCATTGCCGATGTAATGAACCCAAGCTTTCTCGTTGCCGTTTGCATTAAGCTCGCAAAGTCCAAACTGCTTGTCGAAGATATTCGCAACCTCAACACGTTGGTTGAGCCGCTCGATGATGGTCTTAAGTAGATTCAT